CCTAACCTTTAGGATCAAGCGTATAACAAGCTCTGAGACAGAGTTTGAGGTTATGAACGAGCAACAATGGGTGTCAATCTTGCTAGACCTACAAGCCAATCATAAAAAGGTATGTAAATATGGACACAAGTAGAGGTTTTTTATTTATAACTTATAAATTATATCACCATCTTAACAAGCTAGATGGCGAACATAAATCTCATTGTCTAAATGTTTTTTTATCTGTGATGAAATATGCCTGGAAAAAGAATGGATATGAGGCAAGATTAAGGCACGAAACTATACACAAAGATACTGGTCTATGTAGAACCACGATCAAGAGCTGTCTATCCACCTTAAATAAATTAAATGTTGTTAAATCTTTTAGGGGTAAATCTGGTAAGACTTATATTGTTAATGAGGTATTTTTAAAAGCTGAAAAATTATACGAACCAATTAAGATAGCCGTTAAACCTACACAAGATAGCCGTTTTACGCCTATATTAGAAGAACATAATACATTATCTAATATTGATAAAATAATTAGTGAGAATAGAGGTAATCTTGATAACATAATTAATTCATTAGCCGTACTAGACCTGCCTGACCTTAAATCAGATACTAAGAATGTCTATTATTGTAAACTAGCTATTGATAGAAAAGAGGAACTAGCTCGTCAAAAAAATTTAGCAGATCCTAGAATAATACAAAGGGAACTAAAGAAGATAACAAAGGAAAAGAACTTCGCTTATAAAACAAAAAAAGAATATAATATTAGAAACAATTTAGATTATAAAGGTAATCCTATTGGCAAAGATAAAGATTCAATGTGAGGCAATAGCAAGACACTCAAAAAAAAGATGCCGTTGTAAGGGGTACTTCACTCCAACGTCAAGACGTATGCTCTGTACCTATCATAAAGGTAGTAAATCCTGGAATCATAAGACTAGAAAGTATATGGGTTTATACAGAAATAATAACATAGATATTCAAGCCAAGATAAATATGTTAAAGAACTTAAAGAACTTTAAAAATAAAACAGATGAAGAAATCAAAAGATATATCCAAGACCAAGAACAAAAGTCTAACTCTATCAGATACAGAACTAAATACTTTAATAGATCGTATTCACGATGGCGAAACTCTGTACGAATTGGCAAAAGATTTACAGATCAGATTGACAACGCTATACAAATACTTGGATCAAAATCCAAAGACAAAAGAGAGATTTGAACTAGCACAAGAGAGAGGGATCAAGACTTTAGTTGAGAAGATGTTAGTATTATTTAATAATGATAACCCTGATGTTGATCCTAATATGCTAGTCTTTATTAGAGAGAGAGCCAATTATTTAAAATGGTTAGCACCTAGAGTATCTTCTTTGTTTACTGAAAAGCAAAAGATTGATGTTAAATCAGATAGTAATATTAGAATTTCTTGGGAGGATAATCAATCGGATATGATTGATGTTTCTGCTGATACAGTTTCCGATACTTCTGATAGTAAAGACCTTTAGCACTTAAAATATTCAAGAGAGTTAGTCTAGCTAACTCCCTTAAATTTTGTTGTGTTAGTTGTTTATTCATTACCAATTAATCTTATTTCCCCATTCAAATAACCACTATCACCTTTATCACTAACTTCAATATTATCTATCCAATAATTAGGATCACCATTATCTGTTTCTTCTATTACTCTAACAGAATAATTTTGTCTTTTTTTACCTAAACTTTGTAGATGTTTTATTAACTCTTTTACTTTCATTTTGTTTTCCCTTTCTATTTAATTAAAATATTATAGCTCCAAGAATAAAACTAGCAACAGCAATTACTATTTCTGTTCTATATAGTAAGCTCAAAGCTGTTAAATCTTCTCTCCATTTTTTATTATTTATTGTTATTTGTTTACCAAATAATTTAATAATCATTACTCCCCCTCATTTTCTAATTTTTTTTCATAGAAATAAACTGTTGCAACAACACCTTTTGTTGCACAATCTGTTATTTCAAAATCAACATCATTAAACTCATTATCTAATCTTTTTAAGAGTTCATGTTCAGTTAGTTTTTCTTTTTTCATTATTCCCCCTCTCTATGTTCTTTGAATAACTTTTGAACAAATTTTTTTATATTAATAAAAGAATAATCTAAAGTATCTAATGTTGTATGAGTATCTAACTTATCTAAAGTATCTTTTTCAATATCAATAGCTTTGATTATTTCTTTTTCTAGTTGTTTAGTGTTCATTATTCCCCCTTGTTTTTTTTTATTTCCTCCAGGTCATCTGGTAAGATACCATCACAAAAACTTGAATGATCGCCATTGTATTGATAAACTTTACCATCATCATTACCATCTTCATCTGTTTTAAGATAAGTTAAGTTATTAACCATAACATATTTATATTTTTTTTTCATCATTCCCCCTTTCCTTGCTTTATATTATTTCTATCTTTTTCTTCATAGATTGTTAGTCTTTTATCTTGATCAATTATTATGTCCATTAGCTCATCAATCGTCATTACACTAAGACTTTGTTTATATTGTTGTTTTTCTTTTTTATTATAACAAGATTGACATAAACAAGTATAATCAATCATGTTAGGTTTATCTAGTTCATTATCCCAATATAAAGTTTCATTCTCATCTACATTATTACAATTATTACAACTCATATCGCACCCCCCTTCAATTCAATTATTAATTGGTTGATTTGATCTGCATGTTTTAAACCTAGATAGCAAAAATAGATCATCACCAGGAATAAAACATAATCTAAAAAGTTTAATATATTTTTAATCATGATTGACCCCATTTCTCAACTTCTTTTTTCTTGCAATCATCTTGATCTATTATGTGTATTTCTTGAAAATCAATTCCTTTTAATTTCTCTTTGATCCAATTATTTTCAAGCATAACTTCACTAGCTGATTGAATAAATTGTTCCCCATATCCATATTGAAATGGTGTTGCAATCATTAAGTTATTTTGTGTGTTAAGTATTCTTACAGCGTGATAAGTATTGCCATTAATACGATCACGCCATTTTTTAGAGTGTATTACATATTTAATCATTAAAAACCCTCCCTGAAATCAGGTGCAATTATACCATATCCCCCCCAATCTCTATGAATATCCAAATTGTTATTTTTTACATATTCACTTCTAATTTTTAAAGCATAACCTCTAGGATCACCATTTGCAAAAATAACATCATTAGCTCTCAAATAATTATCTTTTAAAATGTTTTCAACTTTGGTTAATATTTGGCTAGTTTGTACATCATAATCATCAGCATAAATAATACCATTGCAATAATCTTCAGCTAATCTATGAGCTTTATTTTCTAATTTAAATAATTGTTTACATAGTTTAACTGGATCAATACCAGGATCTAACTTAAATATTCTTTTTAAATCTTCACCATGTTTATTTATACGATCATACATTAATTGTTTTTTGTTCATTGTTTCCTCTCTCATTTTGTTGCTTCCTTTCTAAACTTTCTAAAAAGTTTAATTGCCTCTTTTTTAGTATAAAAATAATATACTTTAGTTTCCCAATATCCATTAATTATGTCGGATATTCGCCATGCTCCTTCATTGTTTTTGTCTATAATCATTGTTTCCTCTCTCATTTGTTAATATACAAATCATATACATATATATTTTCAAACGTCAATACAAAAAGTATATTTTTTTATGTGTGATATTTATGCAACATATCCTGGTATTTATGCAACACTCTAGTTTAGAATAATTCTAATGTAATTTA